AGGTACTATAGAAGGTGTATTTGGCGGACCAGAACAAAGAGACATTACAAGAGCACAAGTAATGGCAGAGCCTATAGCCCCACCAACAGTACAAGAGTCATTACAAGATCAATTAGGTAAAACAATATTAGGAATACAATAAACAAAAATATCATGGCAACAAAAAACGGTAATTTAGGAGCAAATACAATTTGGGACGGTCCTTTAAGTCAAGAAGGTAGACCACATAAAAAAGGGTCTAGCTCTGGACCAAATGGAATGCCAATAAGTAAATACCCATGCAAAAGTTATGAGCTTAACGGCCCGATTACTCAGCGTGCTAAAGGCAAGTAGAATGGATGACATCAAAGTATATGGTTTAAATACTTTTGCTTTTTTTATGTCTATATTTGATAGAGTAGATGCAATATTAAAAGTAACGCTTCTACTTGTATCAATAGGATATACAATTGCTAAATGGTATCAGCTTCATAAAGGTAAAAAATAATAATAACAAGTAATAATTATAATATGGCTTCACGATTAGATAAAGATAAAATGCCATGTAATAAACCACGTAAATCCCCTAAGAAAGATAAAAAGAAAGTGGTTAAAGCATGTCAGGGCGGTAAAGAAAAAATTATACATTTTGGACACAGTTCATATGGTCATAATTATTCTGCGGCTGCAAGAAAATCTTTTAAGGCTAGACACAAGTGTAGCACAGCTAAAGATAAACTAACTGCCAGATACTGGGCTTGTAAAAACCTATGGGCTGGTAAAGGCGGATCTAAAAAATCAAGCCCTAAAGGGGTAAGAGGAAAATATGGTAAATAAATCAAAAGGATTAGGGGATTCTATTGAAAAATTTACTAAGGCTACAGGAATTAAAACTGTAGTTGATAAATTGTCCGATGGGTTAAACATACCCTGTGGATGCGGGCAAAGGAAGGATTACTTGAACAAAAAGTTTCCATACAACAATTAACTAACACTACAATGAAATTTATTTTAATCTTATTATTTCCACTGCTTACAATGGGACAGATGGATCTTACAAAATCTTTAAAAGTAAATCAAGACTTTCAAGGATTTTGGATCGCAAAAGAAAGTAGCTATGTAAACGTATTTTTATGGAATGAAAAAGACGGCATTACAGCTTTTAACTTTAGTTTTATAAAAGGTAAAGTTTACAAACAAAAAGTTATTAAATCAATAAAGGGTTTGGTACAATCCGCAATAATACATCCCGACACAGGTTGGGCGGTTAATGTATCATACAGAATAAACGGTGAAGTTATCGTTGCTGATTACACAGGTGACTTCCAAGGAAAAATAGTATATAGAAAATTAAAATAATGCCATTTAAAATAAAGCCACCTATAAACACAAATACTACTCCCATATATTATGTGAATGAAGAAGAAAATGTTTTAGGTAGAACTAATGCTAATGGTACTATTACAATAAACGAAAAAATTAAATCTCCGTTAGAAATAAGAAAAGTCATAAGACATGAAATGGTACATGTTGATCAAATTAAAAGAGGTGACTTAAGTTATGATAACGACAATGTATATTGGAAAGGTAAAACTTATCCGCGTTCTAAAATGAATGAAGGCGCTAAAAAATTACCTTGGGAAAAAGAAGCATATAACAAAAAATAAATATCATGGCTTATAAACAAGAACCTGGAAGAGGTAAATCTACTCCGCTTAAAATGGCAGGCGAAAAAATGAAATCAACATCACCAATTATGAAAGCATTAGTTGGTAATCAAGATAAATTACCTGAGCATTTAAAAAAGAAAATACTAGATGCATCAGAAGATAGTCCAGTTAAAATGTATGGGTCTCCCGTTAAAATGGAAGGTGATAAAGGACCTTTAAAAATGTACAAGTCACCAGTTAAAATGAACGGTGGACCTGGCGATGGCGACGACGATGATGACAAAAAGAAAGAAGAAACTGTTAAAGTTGGAGATGTTGAATTTGAAACAGGAACGTTTAATGAACTATTTGAAAAAGATATTCCTAAACCAGGTGTGCGTGCTAAAAAGCCTAACTATTCTAGAGCACACGCAAGTGGTTTAAGTTCTGAAAAAAGAGCAGAAAACTTAAAGAAAAGATATGAAGCTGGTCAAATAAGTGAAGAGAAGTTTAAATCAATGATGAATAGAAATAAATAATGTCAAATCCAAAAAAGAAATTTAAAGACACAAAAGTCGGGAAGTTTCTTTTAGGTAAGTCCGGTCTTATTAATACGATCGGAGATGTATTACCAGACAAAGGTGTGTTTGGTATTGTTAAAAATCTAATAGATAAAGACCCAGATTTACCACCTCAAGATAAAGAAACAGCTTTAAAGTTGTTAGAGATGGATATAATAGAAATGGAAAATGTTTCAAAACGTTGGGATTCTGATATGAAATCAGATTCATGGCTTTCAAAAAACACAAGACCATTAACATTAATATACTTAACATTTATAACAACATTGTATATTATACTTGATTCATTAGATATAGCTTTCGATATAGATAGCTCTTGGGTTGAATTATTAAAAACTTTATTAGTCACGATATATGTAGCGTATTTTGGTTCACGCGGTTTTGAAAAGTACCAAACAATTAAAAAGTAAAAACAATTAAATTAAATTCAATGGCAAAAATTAGAGAACACCAACTAAAAAGAATTTTAGAGCAAATGTCTAGTAAAGACAAATTATTAATGGACATAGGTGATTTAGAAGCTAAAAAACATTCATTATTACATGCACTGCATACTGTTACTCAGGAAATGGAACAATACAAATCTGAGATGGAAAACGAATACGGTGCAATCAATATAGATCTTTCAGACGGAAGCTATACTAAATTAGATGATAATGGAGAACAAAATTCGTAAGATAAGTATAGGAGCTGACTACAAAAATGAAGCCATGCACTATTCAGTAGGTCAATCCGTTTACGGTGGTCATACTATAAATGCAATATTGTTTGAGGACTATGATAGCTCATATAATATTTTTATAAAGAAAAACAATGAAGTATTGCCATGGAAAAAGTTTAACTGTAACATGGCTATTTCAGTTGAATACGATTTAGAATACTAATGAAAAGCGTATCAAGATTTATTGTAAAACCATATAATTCTTTATACAACAACGTAAAAAAAATAGGTGACAATAGCCTCTTATTAAATACTAGTATAGAGAGCTTTCGTCACGTTAGTAAAGAAGCATTGGTATTAGCAACCCCAACTATTGATCCTGATTCACCAATAAAGGTAGGAGATATAGTTATGATACATCATAACATATTTAGAAGTTATTATGATATTAAGGGTAAAGAGAAAAAAAGTAGCACGTATTTTAAAGATGATATGTACTTAGTATCACCTGATCAAATATATGCTTATAAAAGTTTTGATAAATGGTGTGCACATTTAGATTATTGTTTCGTAAAACCTATAGTTGAAACAAGTAATCTAAAGACTCAAAAAGAGCAAAAGCATATTGGTATATTAAAAATTGGTAATAGTTCCTTAAATGAGCTTAAAATAAGCCCAGAAGACCTGGTAGGATTTAAACCATTTGGGGAGTTTGAGTTTATCATCGATGATGAGAGACTTTATTGTATGAAATCTAATGATATTGTTATTAAATATGAGCGTAAAGGAAACGAAAAAGAATATAATCCAAGCTGGGCGAAAAGCAGTTGAGGAATTGATTAAAGTAGCTGAAGAGCCGATAGTAGATTCAGGCGATGATATTACGGCTGACAGATTAAAAAACGCAGCAGCTACAAAAAAGTTAGCAATCTTTGATGCTTTTGAAATACTACAACGTATACAAGACGAAGAAGACATGTTAAACAACAAACCTAAAGAAGAAACTAAAAAAGATACTTTTGCTGGGTTTGCTGAAAGTAGATCTAGGTAATGTATCAACAAACGTTAATTGAAACATTAGAAGATTATATCAAGCCTCAGGTGGTGAAACGCCTTAATAAGTCCAAGAAATGGCAATACGGTTATAACAAAGAACATGACGTTGTTATAATTAGTAAAAATGGATTACTTGGCAAAGTCGTTAAAATAGAAAACTTAGTTATAGGTTTACCACCTGCACAAGATGTAATTTCTAATAAACAAAAAACATGGGTACCAGCAGAGTACCCTAAAGAATTACAGCGAATAAAAAGTGTATTTGATTGGAAGCAATATCCAATAGACTTTAAAGAAAAGTGGTATGATTATATTAACGAAGAATTTAGGAGACGTGATGAGGGTATTCACTTCCTACAGAAAGACAAGCCTATTTATATTACTGGTACTCACTACATGTATTTGCAGTGGTCAAAGATTGATGTTGGGAAGCCAGATTATAGGGAAGCAAACCGAGTATTCTTTATATTCTGGGAAGCTTGCAAAGCCGATGCTAGATGCTACGGAATGTGTTACCTTAAAAACAGGCGTTCAGGATTCTCATTCATGGCTTCAGGTGAAGCAGTCAACATGGCAACCATATCCAGTGATTCAAGATTCGGGATATTGTCAAAATCCGGTGGCGACGCAAAAACAATGTTCACAGATAAGGTCGTACCTATTTCAGCCAACTACCCGTTCTTTTTCAAACCGATACAGGACGGAATGGATAGGCCGAAAACAGAGCTTGCTTACAGGGTACCGGCTTCAAAACTCACTAGAAGGAAACTGGATCAAAACGACACACCTGATGAACTCGAAGGACTTGACACGACAATAAATTGGAAAAATACAGGTGATAACTCTTACGATGGTGAAAAGCTTAAATTATTAGTTCACGATGAAAGCGGTAAGTGGGAAAGACCTGATAACATATTAAATAACTGGCGAGTTACTAAAACTTGTTTAAGATTGGGATCTAAAATTGTAGGTAAGTGCATGATGGGTTCAACATCAAACTCTTTAGATAAAGGAGGCGAAAATTTTAAAAAATTATATTACCAATCAGATGTTACAGAAAGAAACCGCAATGGACAGACTAGTTCAGGATTATATTCTTTGTTCATTCCTATGGAATGGAACTACGAGGGATTCATTGATTCTTATGGAATACCTGTCTTCGATACACCAGAAAAACCAGTTAAAGGTATCGATGGTGAAGAAATAGAAGTTGGTGTAATAGAGCACTGGCAAAACGAAGCTGAAGGTTTAAAAGACGATCAAGACGCTTTAAATGAATTTTACAGGCAGTTTCCTAGAACAGAGGAACATGCTTTTAGAGATGAAGCAAAACAATCTTTATTTAATCTGACTAAGCTATATGAGCAAATAGATTATAATGGAGATTTAAGAAACACGGAAATAGTTACTCGCGGAAGTTTTCACTGGGTAGATGGTGTTCAAGATACACAGGTACAATTTGTACCAAATAACAACGGAAGATTTTATATTTCTTGGATTCCACCTAAACATTTACAAAACCGTGTAATTATAAAGAATGGAGTTAAAGCTCCGGGTAATGAGCATTTAGGTGCGTTTGGTTGTGATAGTTATGATATTTCTGGTACAGTAGATAAAAGAGGATCTAATGGTGCATTGCATGGACTTACTAAGTTTAGTATGGAAGATGTGCCACCAAACAGATTTTTTTTAGAATATGTAGCTAGACCACAAACCGCAGAAATATTTTTTGAAGATGTACTTATGGCATGTGTATTTTACGGTATGCCAATACTAGCAGAAAATAACAAACCTAGATTATTATATTATTTTAAAAGAAGAGGCTATAGAGGATTTTCTATGAATCGACCCGATAAAGTGTATAATAAATTATCTATAACAGAAAGAGATATTGGTGGTATACCAAACTCAGGTGAAGATATTAAACAAGCTCATGCTGCCGCAATAGAATCTTATATAGAAACTTATGTAGGATTAAAACAAGATGGTTATGGTGATATGTACTTTAATAGGACATTAAATGATTGGGTAAAATTTAATATAAACAACAGAACGAAGCATGATGCTTCAATTAGTTCAGGGTTAGCTATAATGGCATGCAATAAACATATGTATACACCTGTAGCACCAAGACAAAGCAAACCTGTTAATTTAGGTTTAAAAAGATTTGATAACAAAGGATATAGTTCAAAAATAATTAAATAAATGGTTTATACTACAACTCAAAGTTCTTTTCCCGATCAGGTAGTACCAGATGCAGAAAAAGATAGTTTAGATTATGGACTTCAAGTAGGCCGCGCTATAGAAGGTGAATGGTGGGATGGAGCTGGTAGCAATTGGGGTAATACCCGATATGGATTTAACTACGCAAACTTTCATAGGTTAAGACTTTATGCAAGGGGTGAGCAATCTATACAAAAGTACAAAGATGAACTTGCTATAAACGGTGATCTTTCGTATTTAAACATTGACTGGAAGCCAATACCTGTTATACCAAAGTTTGTAGATATTGTGGTAAATGGTATGTCTCAAAGAAATCACGAGATAAAAGCATACAGCCAAGACCCTGGATCAATAAGAGCTAAAACACAGTTTGCTTCTAATGTAATGCAAGATATGCAGCAACAAGAAGAAAATGCAATACTGGAACAAGCTACTGGTATGAACTTTGCTAAAAGTCAATTAGGTAAAGAAAAAATATTACCAGAATCAAAAGAAGAGTTAGAGCTATATTTACAATTAAACTATAAGCAGCAAATTGAAATATCTCAAGAAGAATTAATAAATAACTTTTTAGATAAAAATAAATACCAGTTAATAAAAAGAAGATTAATAGAAGATTTAACTATTATAGGTATTGCTGCTACTAAAACAAGTTTTAATCAAGCTGAAGGTATTACTGTTGATTATGTAGACCCTGCTAATATTGTTTATAGCTACACAGAAGATCCAAACTTTGAAGATTTATATTATGTGGGTGAAGTTAAAAACATTTCACTACCAGAACTTAAAAAAGAATTTCCTTACTTAACGGATGAAGATTTAAAAGAAATACAATCATACAATAGTAATAATTATAATTATACACATAATTACGATTCTAATAATGATGATAATACTGTTCAGGTTATTTATTTTGAATACAAAACATTTAAAAACCAAGTATTTAAAATTAAACAAACTGATTTTGGTTTAGAAAAAGCAATTGAAAAAACCGACGAATTTAACCCACCAGAAAGCGACAACTTTAAAAAAGCGTTTAGAGCAATAGAAGTTCTTTATTCTGGTGCAAAAATATTAGGTCATAATAAAATGCTTAAATGGGAGCTTGCAGAAAATATGACAAGACCATATGCAGATACAACAAAAGTTCAAATGAATTATAGTATTTGTGCTCCTAAAATGTATAAAGGTAGAATTGAATCTTTAGTAGGCCGTATAACCAGCTTCGCTGACATGATTCAATTAACACATTTAAAGCTACAACAAGTAATGTCAAGAATGGTGCCAGATGGTGTATATCTTGATGTTGATGGTTTAGCTGAAGTTGATTTGGGTAATGGTACTAATTACAATCCAGCGGAAGCACTTAATATGTATTTTCAAACTGGTAGTATAGTTGGTAGATCGTTAACACAAGACGGTGATTTAAACAGAGGTAAAGTACCTATTCAAGAATTACAAACATCATCTGGTCAAGCTAAAATAGCTTCTTTAATTAATACATACCAGTATTACTTACAGATGATACGTGATGTGACGGGATTAAACGAAGCACGTGATGGTAGCACACCGGATAAAGATGCTTTAGTAGGTATTCAAAAACTTGCTGCTGCTAATTCTAACACAGCTACAAGACATATATTACAAGCTAGTTTATATTTAACATTAAAAACTTGTGAAAATATATCGCTTAGAGTTTCTGATGCTATTAAGTTTCCATTAACTTATTCATCTTTAATACACAGTATAAATCCTTTTAACGTTGAAGCGTTAGAGGAAATTAAAGATAAAAATATATTTGATTTTGGTATTTACTTAGAGTTAGAGCCAGACGAAGAAGATCAAGCTAAGTTAGAACAAAACATACAAGTAGCACTGCAGTCAGGAAGT